TGCGCCAACGGCTGCCGCTTTGCGTCTTCGATGAAGAGCGGTGCGAATTCGGCATCAAGACCCTGGAGAACTACAAGCGCGAGTGGCTTGCCAACCGGGGCACCTACAGCAACCAGCCTCGCCATGACTGGGCCAGCCACGGGGCAAAGGCCTTTGAGACATTGGCGCGGGCACCAATTTTCGGCAATCAATATCAGGCCGCCAGACCGGTTCAGTCCGGCGCTGGCATGGGAGCGTGGACGTGACACTGAACAAGCAGCAGCACCAAGCAGTTGGGGAATTGATCGAGAAGATCAAAGACCTGCTGGCCCGCTTTGCGTCCAAGGAGCTGGCCGACGAGAAGGCCTGCAAGCGCACCGGGGTGCTGGTGAAGTACAACACCAAGGATCGCAGCAAGATTGCGTTCGTGTTCCACACTGCCGACAAGATCAGCGTTCAAATTGTCTTCGACCTGAATCAAACCAGCCGGGAGTATCTGTTGGGGATGGTCGGCGGTGTGAAGCGACACATTCAGGAAAAGCGCCAGGAGCGGTCGAAGCACGTCATTGAAATCCCGAATGCCTCTCTGGCGCGGGCTATTACTCAAGGGAGCGCTCACTGATGCAACAGGGGCTGGTACTGGTTCGCAGCAATGCAGACTTGCAGAAGGAAGAGCTGCAGCGCGTTGAGCAGCAGCATGAAGCGGAACAGCGCCAGCAGGAGCTGGTGAACAGCCAGCTGGCAGGCTATATCGCCCGCCAGTTCGAGCTGGCCAAGCGTCTCAAGGATCCTGTTGAGAAGCGGATGCTCAAGAGTGTGCGCCAGATTAACAGCCGTTACAGCGACGAGAAGGCCAAGGCCATCAAGGCCCAGGGGTTGCCGCTGATCTATATGTCGCTAACCAGCGTGAAGTGCCGGGCCGCGAAGAGCTGGATCCGCGACGTGCTTATGCCGGCCGGGGATCGCCCTTGGTCACTCAAGGCGACACCGGTGCCGTCATTGCCGTCAGACGTGGCGCAGCGCATTCGTATGCGTGTTGAAAATGACGCTCAGGAGTTTATGCAGGCGACAGGCCAGCCCATTACCCCAGGCATGATGCAGGACGTGGCCAGCAAGCTGGAGAAGAAGGTTAAACAGCAGCTGGACAAGGACGCCGCCAGCCGCATGGAGCGAATGGCTGATCACATTGAGGACCAGCTGGTTGAGGGTGGCTGGAATCGGGAGTTTGATGATGTCATTTCTGATGTTGTTGATTTCCCCGCTGCCATTCTCAAAGGCCCTGTGGTACGTCGCCGTAAGAAGTTGTCGTGGGATCCGCAAAGCGGCCGGGCCACAGTAGAGAATAAGATTGGTCCGGAAGTGGAGCGTGTTAGTCCGTTCAATTTCTACCCTGGAGTAGGGGTTGTTGAGCCGAATGACGGTGACTGCTTCGAATACCACGAATACAGCGCTGATGACCTGTTCGACCTGATTGGCCTGCCGGGGTATGAGGAAACCCGGATCCGTCAGGCACTGAATGATTATGAGGGAGGGCTGCAGGACTGGAGCCGCGGTTCACTGTCCTCCCAGCAGATGCAGGCCCGTGGCGAGTACGTTGGGGCTCACAACGAAGATGGCAAGATTGGTGCCGTCGAGTTCTGGGGCTCAGTGAAAGGGAAGATGCTGCAGGACTGGGGCATGTCGGTAGAGCAGGCGCCTGATCCGGAAGCCATGTACGACATCATGGCCGTGCTTGTCGGCCGGCACGTCATCTGCGTGCGATTCAACCCTGAGCCGCTGGGCCGTAAGCCATATTCTAAGGCCTGCTTTGACGACATCCCCGGTTCATTCTGGGGGAAAGGTGTGCCTGAGCTGATCGAGGACTGTCAGGATGTCTGTAATGCCTCAGCCAGGGCGATGGTGGCCAACATGGGTATCGCGTCAGGGCCGCAAGTAGCGGTGAATACCGCCTCTGTCCCGCCGGGGCAGAACGTGACAAACATTTTCCCATGGAAAATCTGGCAGCTGGATTACAGCAAGACTGGTGCCAGTAGCCGTCCGCCCATCGACTTCTTCCAGCCCAGCCCCATGACCGAAGGGCTGATGAAAGTATTCGAGAAATTCAGCCAGTTGGCCGATGAGTACAGCGGTATTCCGGCCTACACCTATGGCTCAGCCAATATCGGTGGCGCGGCGAAGACTGCCAGCGGCCTATCCATGCTGATGAACGCAGCCAGCAAGGCCATTAAGAACGTCATCCGTCATGTGGATTCAGGCATCCTGCAGCAGACCATCGATATGTTCTATTGCTGGAACATGCTCTGGCATCCGGACAACAGCATTAAAGGTGACGCCCAAGTGGTAGCGCGTGGCGCTCTCAGCCTGGTGGCGAAGGAACAGAACCAAATGCGAGTGCAGGAATTGCTGCAGCAGACCGCCAACCCGTTGGATATGCAGATCATGGGCATCCCGGGCAGAGCGAAGATGCTGCGCCGTGCGCTCCAGGGTGTTGATGTGGGCGGTGATGAGGTTATTCCCTCTGAGGATGAGCTGCAGCAGATGCTGATGCAGCAATCTCAGCAGGCCCAACAGCAGCAGATGCAGCAAGCCCCACAACAGAATCCAGCAACGCTGAATCCTGCAGGCCAACCCATGGGGCGCCCGCAGTGATTAAGACACCCGATAAGCGAGTTATTGAGGCTCTGGCCATGCTGGAGCACAACGGCCACTTCCAAGACATCGTGGAGTGGTTGAACGAGTCGAAGTTGGACACTGAGGCACGCTTGATTGAAGAACGCGATGAGGTTGAAACCCGTCGCCTGCAGGGAGCAGGACGCGACCTGACAGAAATCCTCAAGCATGCGGCCGAAGCCCGACAGCTGATCAACCAGAATAGATAAGAATTCCGCAGACACCTGATTCAGGCCTGCAACGGACCGCCCAATGGGCGGTTTTTTTATGCCCGGGCTACGGGCAACCAAGCCAGTGACACCCGTTAACGGTCGGGCCGCTGGAAATACACCGCGATACCCAGGAGGGCCGCAATGGAAACCGTACCTAACTCTGTGCGCAAACAAGTCGAGCGAGCCGAAGAACTGCGAAAGCAGCAATACGACACGCAACCCAAGGATACCGGTGCCGAACCGGCCCCTGGCGATGACAACCAGCACGATAACCAACCCAACAACCCCGGTACCCCTCAAGAACCGGCTGCACAACCGGAGCCAGCCAAGGCCGATGCCTACGCTGATCTGGAAGAGCAACACCGGAAGCTTGAGCAGGCTCATCGAGCCCTGCAAGGCAAGTACAACGCCGAAGTTCCCCGCCTGACCCAGCAGCTGCGTGAGGCCAACGAGAAGTTGGCAGACGCGCAGAAGCAGGCATCTGCAGCGGAAAGCAAAGCAAGTGAGGCCAAGGAAAAGCTCAACGAGCATCTGGCCAAAGTGCGAGAGGAATACGGCGATGACCTGGCGAATGCGTTTGAAAGCGTAGCCGCCGCTACTAGCCAGCAGCAGGACACTCACCAGCCCGCTCAGCAAGAAGGTGGTTCGGCACAGGATCGTTTCTGGCGCTCTCTGCTTCGGCAGGTGCCTGACTTCGAGGCCGTGAATCGCAGCCCCGAGTTTGTGCAATGGCTCCAGCACCCGTCTGAAAAAACCGGCTTGAGCTACCAGCAAGAGCTGAATGAAGCGGGCAACGACCTGGATGTGTTGGCAGTTGTGGAAATCGTGCGGGCGTTTAAGGGCGCACAGGCAAAAGCGAAACAGCCCGACGCTAACGCCCCTGAAAACCAACTCGCCCCCGACCGGCGCAACCCTCAGCAGCACGCCAAGGCCGAACCTGCTTATACGGCAAAGGACTTCGCGAAACTGCAGCAGGACATTGCAATGGGCAAGTGGCGAGGACGTGAGGTGGAAGCGCGGGCATTGGAACAAAAAATCCATGCCGCGCTTACAGGTCAAAGCCAAACGTAGCCCAAGGGGCCGTTTGTGATCTGAGCCGGCAATGACATATCTGGAGAATTGATATGAGTTTGCCAATCGCGAACGGCCCGAACTATTCCAACTCGGGCGCCAACAACGACTCCAAGTTCATTCCGGAGTTGTGGTCCAGCAAGCTGCTGGAAAAGTTCTACTCAGCCACTGTGCTGGCTGCCATTTCCAACACCGATTACGAAGGTGAGATTACCAGCTACGGCGACAAGGTTTACATCCGCACCGTGCCGGACATCCAGATCTACGATTACGAAAAAGGTAAGGATCTGGTCTACGACACGCCGGAAAGCCCGAACGTCGAACTGCTGATCGACAAGGGTAAGCACTTCAACTTCACCGCCGATGACGTTGATGCCATGCAGTCTGATCTGGCCTTGCTGGACAACTGGAGCACCGACGCATCCGAGCAGATGAAGATTGCGATGGACCGTGACGTGCTCGGCTCGATCTACGCGGATGTGGCAGCTGAAAACCAGGGCACCACTGCTGGTGCTATCTCTGGCGCATTCAATCTGGGTGAAGCTGCGGCGCCGGTCGCGCTGACCAAGGCCAACATCATTGATTACATTGTCGATCTGGGCACTGTTCTCGATGAGCAGGATGTGCCGGAAGAAGGCCGCTGGTTGCTGTTGCCATCCTGGGCATGCGGCATGGTGAAGAAGTCTGACCTGAAAGACGCAAGTCTGGCGGGTGATGCGACTTCCATCGTGCGTAACGGCCTGTTGGGTGAAATTGACCGGTTCAAGGTCTACAAGTCCAACCTGCTGGCGCATGACACCGAAACGGCCGGTGAGTCTTACCACATCATGGCTGGACACAAGTCTGGCCTCACCTTCGCGTCTCAGATGACCAAGATGGAAACGCTGCGCAACCCGAAACGCTTCGGTGATCTGGTGCGTGGCCTGAACGTCTACGGTTACGAGATGGTGAAGCCCGAGTCCGTTTCTCACCTGTATGCCTACAAAGGCTAAAGGTAGTAACGAGTAGAAAGGGGCGCTTCGGCGCCCCTTTTTCAATCTCTCTTCAAGAGGTATTTCCCCATGGCAAAACCCAAGTTTTTGCGAAACCCGAAAACTGGTGCCAAGTTCCCTTACAACGACCACCTGGCCAAGCGCAATCCGAAGCTGGTGCCTTGTGGCGACAACGATGGCGAGCCCGCGTTTGAGCAAGTGGACGTGGACGTGAATCATGCGCCCGTGGGTACCAGCCCGAATATTGCGGGTGTTGGTACCGGTGATGGCTCCGCGCCAAGTCTGGATGGCAAACCGCCGGCAGGTGGTGATCCGCAAGCCGGTTCTGGTGATGCTGGTGGCGACGCCGGCAATGACGAAGGTGCCGGTAACGGTCAGCCCAATGACGAAGCGCTGATGATTGGTGAAGTCCCGCTGGCTGAGGCCTCCAAAGACCAGATGGTTGAGTTTGCCCAGGCTGCCTTCGGTGAGAAGCTGGACAAGCGTTCCGGTGAAGAAACCATGCGCAAGAAGCTGGCTTCACTCCTGGAAGAGCAGGAGTAACGCCAGATGGATAGCGGACAACTGATTCGCAATGTCGCCAGAACCCTGAATGATCCAGAGCATGTGCGCTGGACGCTTGAGGATCTGGTGGCGTGGCTGAATGCAGGCTGTATGGAAGTCTGCCGGGTACGGCCGGAGGCCAATGAAAAGAGCGTGGTGCTCAACCTGACCCAGGGGACGCGCCAAGAGATACGGCCAAATGACCTGCAGTTGATCCGCGTTATCCGCAATGTTCCCAGCGGCCGTGCGGTTCGCATGGTGGCAACTGAAATACTTGATGCTGTGCTGCCACATTGGCACAGCATGCCGCGAGCCGATGATGTGGCTGAGTATGGCTGGGATCAGCGGGAGCCTCGCACGTTCTGGGTGTATCCGCCTGCCCGGGAAACCTCAAAGCTGGAATGCTCTATCTGCGAGAGGCCTGTGCCGGTTTCCGTTCCCGCCAGTTCGAGCAATCCTGTTTATGACCCGTTCCCTCTGCTTGATCAGTACGCTCAATCAGTTGAGGCATGGATGCTGTACCGGGCCTATATGCAGGATACCGGAGCGGGTTCAGCCCCTAAGGCGCAAACGTGGTCGGCCTATTTCTACCACTCTCTGGGTGTAGAAGTGCAGGGACGAACTGAAAACGAACCGGGTAATGACGTATGAGCGGCATCGTTCTGTATTCAGATCTGCTTGATGAGGTTCTGCTTGAGCTGCCGAGCTGCCCCAGCATCATCGCGCAAAAAGCTTTGGCCAAGGCAGCGCGTGACTGGTATCGAGACACTTATGCCTGGCGCGAGAAGCTACCCACCTTTACCACTGAGCCGGGCGTTATTGCTTATCTGGTTACCCCGCCACAGTGCGCCACCATCCTGGCAATGGATTCCCTGCTGACGGAAAAGGGGAAGACATTCGCTGATAACCACTGGGTGTTTGAGCCGTCCCGAGAAATTGTATTCGATGATGAGCCCAAGGACGGCGTTACCCTGGCCCCGAAAGCAGTGTTGCAGCCATCCTTTGGAGCCCTCGGCGTTCCCTGTGAACATGCTCCGCGCTGGATCCATGACTGGTCGCATGGCGCTCTTTGGTACCTGCGACTGCAGGTGGGAACGCCTTGGTACTCCCCGCAGGACGCGGAAAATCACCGCAGCTTGTTTCGACTTGCCATTCAAAACACCCGCAACGCGCTGAACACCGGTAACCGAACCGGGGATATGCGCGTGAAGCCTCAGCCATTCCTTTAAGAGGGCGCCATGACTACTCGCACTGTTAACGTCACGGTCGAAGACCAGAGTGGCGTTCCTTACCCCGATGCCATAATTACCGCCGTTCTGGATCGGACTGACCTTGATCCGAATGATGGTTATGTGGTGCCCACGCAGCAGACCTTTCGGTCGGATTCCAGTGGCGATGCCGTGCTGCAGTTATGGCCGAACGCCCTGGGCAGCAAGGGGAGCCGGTACCGGGTAACCGCCACAAGCACCAATGGCAAGTTGTTGTTCGATGTCTGGGCTACGGTACCGGATGTCGATGGATCTATGCTGGAAGACATTTCGGAGGACGTGTCTTGTGGTGGCCCAGACTGCACGGTGCCGGGCGGGGCCGGTGGCGGTGGCGACGGCGATACTGCAGTGGCAGAGCATGAGGCCAAACCCAATCCGCACCCTCAATATGCTACCGGTGGCGCCCAGGACTCGCACAGCGGGCGGAATGATAACCCCCACGGCGTCACAGCCGCTCAGGCTGGTGCGGATCCTGCCGGCAGCGCAGCGGCTGCTGTGCAGGCGGCGAACGATTACACAGACCAGCAGGTGTCAGTGGCTGCCGGTGGCGCTTCGCAGGAGCTGTCAGACCATGAGGCTGCCGCCAACCCGCATCCCCAGTATGCAACTGGGGGCGCACAGGACACCCATTCTGGCCGCACGGACAACCCCCATGGCGTGACTGCAGCGCAAGC